AGCATAGGCATAGACGTAGAAAGGTGAATGGATGAAGTGCGGAATATAGGTCCAGAAAGTTTCGTATCCAGGCTGGATGCGGATCGCCGGGCCAAGGCTGGCCGACTGAACGTCCAGCCACAGCTGGTGTGGCGGCGCGCCAGCTTTTGCACAAATATGCGTTATCTTTTGCACACGGCATGCAGGCGTTGCCACAAGGATCGAAGCAAAAATTTTCTACTGGACTAATATGTCCTCCGGCTCGCCCGGCGCGCCGCCTCGTCAACAAGCTTCTCGATCTCGCGCGAGTGCTCCTGAAGCTGGCGCGCGAAATCGGCCTGCGCAGTCTTGGCGTCACCGGTGATCGAAATCGTTGGGTTGTAGTCGATCTTGATCGCCACCGGCGCTGCCGACGCCACACGCATCTGCGCCACCTTCGCGCGGACAACATCAGCGCTCGGCTGGGACGCAATGCGCGGCTGCGCGACTTTCGGCGCTGCCGTTATGGCCGCTTGCGGAATTGAAGGCGCTGCAAAGGCTGGCGCGGTCGGTGTGGCTACAGCCATGGTCGCGGCAGTTGCAGCGCGCATCGCCTTCACCATCGGTGCGGCGCTGATCGACGAGGCAATTGTCTCGCCAAATTTCAGCCGGTGGATGTCTGACAGCGGCCCGGTCTTGGCTGGCGATGACGGCAGCATGTTGCGCACCTGCTGGGCCACTTTCTGGATTTCGGCGGTGACCGCTCCGGCGCGCGCGCGGATGCCTGCGGCCATCGTATCCATCAGCGCCACGCCCTGATTGTAGAAGCTCAGGTTCGATACATAGGCCTGCGCCTGCATCAGTGACGAAATCACCGACGCCTTGACGCGCGCACCGGCAGCTTCCAGCGCGCCGAGCTGCGCCATGGCCGGGCCGGTATTGACTGCCGTGACGGACTGCATATCGGCCTTCAGGCTGGCTACCGCCGCCTGTGTCGCCTTGATGGTGGCCGGATCGGCAACGTTGAGATCAGGCGTTGCGGCGGTGCCGAACGAGAAGGCCGACTTGACCTTGCCCCACGCATCGCCGATGCGCGCGCTGATGCTGTCGATCGCCGCCATCGCCTTGTCGCCGAAACCGGCAATCCAGCTCGCAAATTCGGGCAACTGCGGCAGCTCGAATGTTGGCAAAGATGGCCACTGGATGGAGGAAAACCATGCCGCCACATTCGACCAGGCCGAATTCAGATCGGAGGTTATGCTGTCAAAGACCTCGGCAAAGGCGGCATTGAAATCTGGCAATTGCGGCCACTGGAACCCGGCCACAAACGCGCTGACCTTGCTCCACAGCGCCTTCAGGCCGTCAAGCGAAACATACTTGTCCCAGCCGAGCGGTTTGATCAGCATGCTCCAGATCAGCTCGCCCGCAAGCGCGGCCCAGCCAATCACCGGGATGAAGCGCGCGACCCAGCGCAATGGCGTGATCAGCGCCGACCATGACAGCCGGGTTGCCAGCGCGCCCCATGCGATCTTGGACACATAAGACAGCCAGCGGATGGGCGTCACAAGTGCATTCCAGACCAACGGCACGGCCATGGACGCCCAGCGAAGCGGCGTCACGAACATGCGCCAGACCAGCGGGCTGACGAGAGTGCGCCATGCCAGCCGGATCGCGAAGCGCGGCCACAGCAGGGCCGGAACGAAAGCCGCCCAGGACAGCGCAGGAATGACATTCGCCCAATCGAAGGCGAACAGCTTGGACAACGCCTGACCGGGATCTGAGAAGACCTCTCGGATCAGCGCCTTCAACTTGCTGAATGCGCTGACAATGCCGCTTGCCTTGCCGGCGATCCATTTGAACGCTGCGCCCCAGTCATCAACGAACAGCCATGCCGCAGCTGCGAAGCCTGCCAGAACAAGGCCAACCGGCGACATGGCGATCATCGACAGGCCCATGGCGATCTGCATCAGACCGGCTGCTGTTGCCACCAACATCGGCGCGAAGGCCAGCCCGCCGATAATATAGGCGAGGTTTTCCCAGCCGCCGGCATAGTCTGCAGCGATCGACAAATAACCGCCGAGTTTATCCAGAACCCCATAGGCTCCCGTCGCAAATCGCCACGTCGCGTCCAGCACGCTGACAATGCGGTCGCTGGTCGCTTTCGCCCACGCGGCGAGCGAGCCGTTGGCAGCCATCGCGTTGACCGTGTCCAGCGCCAATTGCAGCTTGCCTTTCATGAAATCGAACAGGCCCGCATTCATCACCGCGAGTTCAAATTGTTGCCATGCATCGGCAAGATTGTTTGTGATGCCCTCCCATGTCGCCGCCATTTTGGCGGACGCGCCTGCATTCTTTTGGCCGATGGTGTCGATCAGCGCTGTTATTGCGTCACGCCCGAGCTTGCCTTTCGACGCCAGTTCTTGAAGTTCTGCGACGGTCTTGGCGTATTTCTGCGACAGGACATCCCAGACCGGAATGCCGCGCTCGAGCATCTGCATGGCTTCCTCGCCCTGCAGCTTGCCCTTGGTCCAAGCTTGGCCGAAGGCGATGATTAGACCGTCCAGGTGTTCGGCTCCCTTCCCTGACGCGGCCATCGTGTCAGTCAATGCCTGAAGGGTGCCGTTGGTCGGATCGATGCCGAAGGTCCTCAGGCTACGATAGCTTTCAACGACCTGATCAAGTTGCAGCGGCGTATCGACTGCGAACTTTGAAATCCACGCCATGGCCTGTTTGCCCTTGGCGGCAGACCCTTCAAGCGTTGCGAGCTGAATGTTGTAACTCTCGAATGCCTTGGCAGTCCCGAGGAACTGGTTTGCGGCAAGACCCGCAACGCCTGCAACTGAGGCTGCAAGCCCGACCGCAAGGCCGACACCGCGTGTCATGCGGCCAGCGCCGTCGCGCACATGCTGAACGCCGTTACGACCAAGGCGGTCAGTCGCCCGATAGAGCGCGGTCACTTTCTGTGTTGCTGCCGCCGCGCCGTTTTGAACTGACGTGAATGCACCGCGCGCTGCCGATTTGACACGAGCCAGCGCCGACGCCTGTTTGTTGGTCGCAGCCGTTGCCGCACTTTGTGCAGCACGCGCCGATTGCTGATTTGCCTTTTCGACGGCGTGAAGTGCCTTTGTTCCCGCCATCATCTTCTTCATGACATTCGTGGCGCGATCAACGCCTTGAAATATCATCATCATTTTCATGGCAGACATTGGCTTGGCCTATTGGAGCTTTGGCGATCCGGTCCCGATTGTGCATTCCTCTTCTTCAGGAATGTCCAGCATCTGGGCAATGTCGGCCAAGTCAAAGTCGAGCGGTTTTTTTGCCGTCTGATCCTGTTCGGCAAGACGTGCGATATCCAGTATGGCTTCCAGATCGCGGCGGACGCTTTCAAAGTCCTGATTGCCCGCGTAGGCGGCAAGACGGCGCTCGTCCATCAAGCAGCCGATGGCCGAAAACAGCGTTGCGGTCTCTGACAACAGGTAAGACCGCGTCATGACGATTTCGGCGATGTCTGGCGGAAGGTCGTATACGTCGAGGTGCGCGCGCTCGGCAAAAACGCTGTTTGCCGCCTGCACCTTGAACGCCAGCGACATGAGTGCATCAAGCGTATGCGAACCCGGAGGCGAGCCGCCCTTTGATTTGAGGGCCGCATTTGCCGCGCGGCGATCCTTGCGATTTCCGGCCATATTACCAACCCCTTTCGATTGCTTCCGCTGCCTCGACAAAGGACTTGCCAGACGTGCGCGCAAACTCCTGTATGCGACCCAGCAATGCGATGTCGTCTGCGTTGACGGTTGCGCCCTCCGGCGCGACAAAACTCACCGGCTCATCCGGGTCTACAAAGCATTCCGAGAATTGATCGGCGGGCTTGCCTACACGTTCTCGCGTGGCAGCTTCTTGCAGAAACGCCATCGCGCTTTTGAATAGCTGCTCGCAGATCGCTTTCTTGGATGGCCTATTCACGAGGGCCAACCACATTCTGAAACAGGAAACCGGCGTCAGGCCCGCACATTACTGGTTGGCGCTCATAGATCACGCCATAAATCCACGATTTGATGTCACCGTCCCACCGCTCTTGTTCAACGTTCGGGTGGCCTTTGAGGCGATAGGTATAGCCGAAGCTCGGCGCTCCGAAGCTTTCCGCCTTGGACGGGACATAGGCCAGCACTGCGCTGTTGCCCCACACATCGACAAACGGCGCATCGTCATCCACGCTTTCAAGCATGGAGGCCGACCCAACGGCGATCTCTTCCAGATCAAAGAAGTTGGCCAGCATAGCGACGGTAATGCTGTCCGATGACGTGTATTTGAACTGTTCGCGGATAAAGGGATTGGCCTTGAGCGCATTAAAGATCGGTCGGGAAATCACCAGTTTGTTCGGCATTGCGCCGGTGCGCAGGCGAACTGCGTCCTTCGCATCGTCCATATCCAGATCGGGCCGGCTGGTTGGGGAACTCCATTGATCCGACCCCACCAAGGTCAGCTTGGAATTGACCGCATATTTTGTTGGATCGGTCGCAAGCTTGGCTTGCTCAAACTCGAGCCCCAGAGTGATGTTGTCCATCACCTGCCTGACGGCAACCGTGCCTAGCCTTACGTTCGGCAATTTCTCGGTTTCTTCCAGATGCTCGCGCGGGACAATGCCGTCCAACGCGTCCTGAACCAGCACAAAATTGTCGGCAAGAACGCCAACCTGAACGCGCTTTGTGTTGCTGCCTGGCGCACGTCGCGCATTGGTGAGGCGAAAGCTCTCTTTGTTGAACCGGATGACCTGGCCTCCGCGTTCGGGAACGTCAACCGGAGGAAACAAGACCTGTCCGACCCTTGCCGGGTGTTTGTATTCACGCGCGATTGTCGTCAAAACGGGATTGATGACCCGATTTCCGGACGAGTTGAAAAGAGCGCTCATTTATCTGTTCCTTGGGAATTGAGTTCGAAATCGGTTTGAGAACGGCAGATGGCTTTCAATCAGCCATACGTGACCGCTGGCGCGCGTTCCGCGTCATCGGCCTCTTGGATGCTGTCATGGGACGGAAGGCGCGTTAGACCCCCGTTAGAAACGGCAGGCGGGCATTCCGATGAGTTGTCGGCGCTGATATGTTGCGCGATGCAGCCGAAATGCCGGTAGATCAGCGTCCAGCAAGTGACGGTGTTTTCCTCGCATCCCAGCTCTTGCGATGCTTCAGCCCGGGAGCATTCGCCAGAGACGACCTCACCGATGATCCTGTTGCGATAGCGCCAGATGTGACCGCTTGCGGCTTGGGCGACAATGCACCGAAATTCCGCGCCCCATCCTCGGATTGCCGCAGCGCGCCTGACGTGGCGCATGGACACCTTTTTCTCCGCCGCCATCTGCGATGAGGTTTTCCGCTGGAAATAGGCGCGCAGAAAATAGCTGTCCCATTCTCTGATGTCGTGCGGCCCGCCCGAAGGCACATAGAACCTTTCGGTCGTCTCATCGCAGAGCGCCTTGGCGTCATCCCAGCCAAGCCGCTGCACAAGGAAATGACCGTCATGCAACGCCGAGGGCCGAGGCGGATTAAGCTCACTACCACCAACTGCGTTCATCAAGCGGTTTACGAAAGCCTGTCCGTGCACCGCGCGGAGGTGGTCGATAATGCTGTCGCCTGCGTCGTCGATGCGTTGATGATGGGTCACAGTGTGGTCCGCCTGTTAAGAACAGGCGGACACTATGTCCGTGTGACAAATCATGTGCCCGGACCTCACGTCCGGGGAAACGTGAACGGGATTGCGATTTTCCTGACCCTCGAAACGGTGCGCAAAGTGACCTGTTGGGCTTGGCACAGATGCCTCGTTTCAGGCGCGGTTTTGTCCTTATTTCCCGCGTCGGCTGCTGGCCTGCATGGTGTTGCCGCATAGATGCAGGTCAATCGGGGCGGCGTTCTTGGGTTCCTTGAACGCCGCCCCGAACAGCCATTGAAGAATTCGCGCCGGTCGCGTATAGGTTTGATCGGAGCCTAGAAAACTCTTGCAGGTGGTCAGCGCCACCAAGATTGGAAATCCAGTCCGAACGGCGCTTTTTTTGTGCCCGGTTTCCGGGTCGGTCGCATCGTATGCGGCCGGGAGACTGTGGCGCATGTCCAGGGCGAAAGCCTAAAGGCCACAGTGCCGTCCTGCACGGTTTTCTACTCCCGGCTCCCGCGCCGAACGCGGGGATCGAAGCGCCCTAGAAAAGCGCTGCAGGAGCACAAGATGCAAAAAGAAACCCTCGACCGGCTTGACGACACCACCGACGCCTTGACGGCGCTATCCGACCTGATCGTCACCTCAATGGAAAACGATTTCGACCTGCGCCGCCTCGCATCGGGCGTGGCGCGTCTGTTTGAAAGCGAACTTCACGATCTGCGCGAAATCCGCGCTGTGATCGCAAAGGATCAAGCCGCCGAGCTGGTCGCCCCAATGGCCAAGGCCGAACCGCCCACAACTAAGCAGGATCAGACGCCTGCCGAACGCCTTGCCGCCCGCCGCGCAGCAATCGATCTACTGCGCTGGGAAACGGACTTCTGGCCGATTGCCGCCAAGCTGAAACTCGACAGGTCATTGGTCACCCTCATTCTCCGCGAAGTCGATCAGGCCCCGCTTTCGGGCGGCTCGCATCACGAAGTTCGATTGGCGGGCGCAGCGCCAGCGCCGATCTCACTTGATCAGATTGAAGGGGCGCAACCGTTAACATCCATGCCCGACGCTGCCGCCATCGCGGAACAACTCAACCTCAAAGTCGCCACTGTCCAGCGGGTGCTTGAATGCGCAGGGCAGTTGCAGGAACCACCCACGATCAAGGACGGCACAGCCGGTTGATCCAGCGGGCGCGGTCGGACAGGCCGCGCCCATTGTCTTTGTGTAGGAGTTCCAAATGTCAGTGTCCGAAACCTTCGATCTTGCCGTTCACGTTCCTGCCGACGAATGGGCGTACTGCCAGCGTCGTCTCGCCTTCCTCGAAACCCTCTTGCTGCGCTTGGTGCATGACCATGCCGAAATCCCCGAATGGTATGACGCCGCATCACTGGCCGCTCAACGCCTGCCGTCGCTGCCGGGTTCGGCGCAAGCCATTGCCCGCCGCGCCAATGCCCAGGGCTGGCTTGCCCGCAAGGACGGCAAGCGCCTTGTCTACCATGTCGTTTCTTTGCCGCCGCGCGCCTTCGACGCACTGCTTGCCCGCATTCTCGATTTGCCAATGCCGCATGTCCAACTCGACATGCGCCCCGAGCCGCCAGCGCGGCCCGAACCACAACCCGACACAGGCGACATTGCCCCGCCTTGGGTCTTGCCGTTGGTCCGGCTCATGAAGGGCGAGGCGCATGGCAATCTCGGCGCAGCATGGCTGCGCTTGCCCGATCACGTTCCGCAAGGCACCGTCTTGCCCACTGCCCGCCAAGCCGCCGAAACGCTTGTCAGGCTGGGTCTGGCATGAAGACAACAATAGGAGACATACCCATGACGCAGACGCCAAATGATTTCTGGTCGCCAATCCCGAACACCAATCCAGCCAAATGGTTCACGGCGGGTGAGGTTGCCGAGGTCGCAAAAAACGAGCAGGTAAAGTGCATTCCTTGGACAAAGGACGGCGTCATCAAATGGATAAAACGGGAGTGCGACCCAGAAGACGTCGCCAATTTCGCGCGGACAAGACGCGGCAAGGAAGGTGGTGGTGGCACGGAATATTATTGGGCCTTTTTCCCCGGCCAACTCTACGGCCCGCTGGAACGCGAAATCGAGCGGCGCAACAAAAGCAAGCCTTGGGAGGAGCCGACACCCAAACCGAAGCGTGTGCCGGGCAAGGATTTGCCGCGCGACTTCAGTGCGCCGTCAGGCGGGTTGGCCAGAACGCTGGCGGCGGACGCCGGGCTTGATCCGGCAACGGTCTTTGAACCCTACAGCATCCGCCGCGTCTCTCGCTGCCTCGTCAGGCTGTCCAACCGCAAATATTTCAGCGCCGCACTGAACAGCTACCATGACAAGGAAGTATGCGTAACGCGGTGCAACGCTGAACCTGATCTGATCTGGGTCATGCAGTTCGACAAGCCGCGTTATGCTGCTTGGGGGCCGGGCAAATTGATCTGCATCGCCGATGCGCGGGCCAACGTCGCGCCCTACGTCCCTCTCGAATTGCAGCGCGCCGCCGAAGCGAAAAGGGCCAAAGGCCAAACAAGGCGACTTCTTCTAAAATAGAAAACTGTTCTACTAATTAAGACATCGATAGAAAAATCTCCCATTCGCCTCACTCCCATCTTGTTTCAACAAGGTGGGAATTTTTTTGCCGCACCAAAAAGACATTGCAGGCGCTTTTCCGAATGATTTCAATATTCTAGCCAAAGGTGGGAAATCCCGGCACAAGGTGTATACTGAGTTTCCACCTTGGCCCGTGCTCAAGCAGGTCATGGCGCGACGGTTTTTGCCAGTCACCGTGGCTTTGTCGTTTGTATTCAGCATGATAGGTAGTGTTCGGAACACGCGAGGTATGTGCAAAAGGTTGCGCGATTGATGCTAGATTTCTGCTAGATTTTCAGGCTGATCTTTCACTGCCCGTCCGCCGCCACGTTCGGGCTAACCTATTACACCGCAACGCTTTTTCGGCTGTTTTAGTCAACCTCCACGGTGTGCAAAAGGTAACACCCCCCTACACATTGACAGCTGACGCGAC